GCCCCATATAAGTCCACCGTTGGACTAGGCTAATAGAGATCTTAGTTTTTAACCGTTCCTTCTTCGGCACCGAGTTAAGTGCTTGGGAAGGCTTAGTTAAGACGAGGTCTCTAATCGCTTTATGCCTAGTTTGGACCGTCTTGTCCCGTTGGGGACGTAGCTCCAAAGCCCAAAGATTGGCTAGTAAATAGCCTCTCCGCTCATCCTGGTGAGTCAAGCTCACCTCCACGACGTTAGGAACTCTATACCCCTCAAACCCGAGGGTTTTTGGGTGAGTCCTTGCGACGTTGGGCGTGGCTTCATCAAAGCTTGAGACGAAGCCACCGTCGCCGTATCCATCAGGAATTCTCAGTCGAAACCGAGAAGGAACCTGTAGGACAAGGCGATCGAACACTCTCTTAAACTTACCATCACAGGCGAGATGTGAACAACGCCTGCTGGCTAGTCGTCGGATTGCGTTCGCCAGTCTGTAAACAGACGGAATGGAGTGAATCCTATCTTTAAGATAGATGGGTTTTATGTCGCTACCGAGATAATAATGGGCTCCACAACTTTCGCGAAAAGGAGAGTTCACATAGCTCTTCTTTTCATTAATGCGAAAGCCGTAAAAGCTCATCATCTCTGCAAAGACGTGAAAGGCGGAAGATGGCAAAACAACGTCATCTCCATAAGCGTTTACACGCTCACGGGTACCCATATACTCTGCGCAGCATTTTGCAACTGCATAGAATATTAGGGTCTCCAGTTCAAATGTGTAGCCGTTCCCCATACTGGAGAACTTCTCCCATTTGTACTGTTTGCCTTTCAAAAGTCCAAAAGGTGATCGACATGACTCCAATATACTAAACCAACGCCGAGGTAACAACTCCTCGACAACGGAATAGGCTATAGAGTCACTCGCCGAAGAAAGATCCACAGTAGCAAGCGAGTTGGTAATACTACCAATACGCGCAAGCTCCTGATTCACATTCTGACGCGAGAGGTCGACACCCCACCTAACTAGACGACGCCTAATCATATCACCAATAGACTTCTGGAACCATAAGTTCATTCCAGGCTCTATAGCGATAACTCGATTAGTCGACGAATCTTTAGGGACGGTCACCACTTTATTACCGGTTTGATAGGTTGGAAAACCTACCGAAACCAAATGAGAATACCAGTTGGGATAAGCTCCTTCTAGTATCTCATCGGTAACAAGGGCGTGTAGATCTCGTGTTATTCCAGTTTCTAACTGGAACTTATTGGTAGCACTGGCATCTCTTCGCTTTACAAGCGTTGAGGCACCAGGACCCCAATCAGGTGAAGAGAAAATTTCTTCCGCCTCATAGTCTCCAAGGATAAGTTCGATTTTTCGCTTAACTGCACTATGCAGTTTAGCGGTCCGACCTTCATAGAAGGCAGGACTCGTTCTATTCCGGAAAAGACTATTTGTACCTTTGCAAAGAAGTTCGAATTCCATGAACTTCTTAAAAGCAGCCTCGTCCAGATCTTCGTCCAAAGAAAAATCTTTGTACTTAGATAAGAATTTGGTTGCAGCATAGGCATCTCGACAGCTGACCATATCACTATAGTCAGCCGGATTGAACGTGAGTTTAGCTAACTGTGAATGCTCGTTATGTTTCCATAACAAGTAACACGTTAACGCTCGCGGACAATCGAGAGCTTCGAAGAAATCCTCGACAACTGCAGGATTGAATCCCGAAGGCACACGGTAACTGACCAAGTCCTTTATGAACTTGGAACCATACTTCTTAGAAGACATGGTAATCCCTTTCCTAACTTAAATAGGTTGATGTATGTTACCAAAGCCCTTTAAGGCTAAGGTTAGTACGGCCTATCAAAGTTGATAACGGCAGTCCGCAATGGAGTAGCCGTCGCATCAGACGGTGAAGCATCTGACGCCGTGATCGTTGTAAACAAGAGCGAGGCCAGTTGACTAAGCAATACAGTCCGCTCGGCCGACGTGCTACGCTCTGGCAACAGGAAGTCGACGATAGCCTGGCAGTCATAGGCCTTCTGTGAGGCAGGAGTAAACCCGCTCACATTAGTACCGCTAACTGCTTCTAGCGTCGGTAGGGACAGTTTAGCCGTCACTTTGTAAACGCGGCTCCCCTTGGTAGGGGGACGGGTCGACATAGTGAAGCTAGGAAAACCAACGGCGATTCCGCCAGATTGGTCTTCCCACCGTGCAACCCCAGGGACGACATATCCAATGGGGGTGTACGTCTTGTCTACTCCGACCGTAGCGCTCGTTGTAAGAGCGGTTGTGGAAAGGATAGTAGACAGTTTCAAGTCGCCGAAGGCTGACATTGATAATTACCTCAAGAAAGATAATAGCCAGTCTGATGAATTAGAAGGCAGACCTCATCAACGCTATGGCATTCAGAGCATGCGTAACGGAAAACGGATTTTTAAGCACAGGTGGCTTCATAGTAGGAAACGCCGTAAGGCGAGACCTACGAAGGCGCACACGCTGGCCAAAATACGACCCATAACACTCCTCTATGACACCAGGCGAAGCTGGGAGACTGCCAGACCAGTTCACTGACGAAGATGTTATCCTCTTGCCAAAGTCGGTTTGGAACCCATCGACGAACCTTAAACCTCCCCACGCTGAAAGCGTTTCGAGGTAAGGGCCAATCGGTAGGAACCAATCGACGACAAAAGAATAAGGTAATAACTCCCATGTCAGATTCACGGGGTTAGTAAAGCCGGTTTGCCCTAAGAATGAATGTAACCTATCATCTATTGCATATCGTAACCCAATTCTGGTCGTATAGTTGGAAATATATTGAATAGTTCCAATTTTTACGGTTCCATTAAAGGGATGATTTACATTAGAGTAGGAAACATACCTCTTAGAAGCAGACCCAGTCACCATGCGAATACTCCCACGAGTATCTTGATGATACTTCGCGAGGGCCTTCACCGCTCCATCTATATCATTAAGTAGAGGTTTCCAACCGTATTGGAATGCCAGCCAATTACTAGCGGCTGACTTTCCACGTTTGGGTTCCCTTCCTTTTTGAAAAGTAGGAGTTGAAGACTTCCACAAGACATCAATGACACCCGGAATGTTTCCATTACGGGCAGCATTTGCAGCTTTACTCATACGAGTGGCGGCATCAAAGATGACGTCAACCGTACGGTTAGCTTG